ATATAATCTGTTTTCATCATCTTGAAAATTATTAGCGTCTGTATAATTATCCCATGTTGTTTTAGTAAGATCAGTAAGAAGAACTACGTTTTGTGATTCACCACCTTTAGCTGCATGTATTGTGGATAGTTCTATTCTTGGTTTTTTATTTAACTGTTCACCATTAGCTCGCATCTTTCTTAAATATTCTATTCGTCGTGAGCCTGCATCATCAAATGCTTCAAACCAAACTTTTTTAGTTTTTAATCCGAAGTCTTTAGTTAATTGATCAATGCCATAAAAGGATCCTTTAGTCATCCCCTGCATTAACTTTTTATCTTTATGTTCAGGAGACATATAGCTATATATTTTTTCTACTTGTTTATAAGTTAAAAGCTGTCCCTGTCTTAAATGTTCCCAGTCTGTAGCAGCTTCTTGAATATCTTTTTCATAACTACGCTTATGTCGAGTTTCATAATATAAACCTTTACGATATAAAGTATCTTCTATTTCTTTTAGCATGTGTTTAGTTCTAGCTAATACCAACCATTCACCTGAAGACATATCTACTGAATCAATATCAAAGTGTCGGTGTAAACTTCCCTCATTAGTTTTAGGGCGCCATGTTTTGTCTATTCTATGTTTAATTCTATTTATAATTCCCATTGCCAATTGATGAACTTTAATTGGTATTCTGTGTGATTGTATTAAAGGAAGATTTATCATTTGATCTTGTAAAGCTATAAAAGAATCTACATCAGCACCCGCCCATTTAAAAATAGCCTGATCATCATCCCCTGCAATGAAAGTATCTTCGCTCTTATTCCAAATAGTTTTTGTCATATCCCATTGCATTAAGGACAAATCTTGTGCTTCATCAATAAATATTACATCAAATTTGGGAGATAAGTCTGACTTAATAAAATTTAAAATCATGTCATTAAAATCAATTAAGTTATATTCTTTTTTATATCTTTTTAATTCATTATGAATAATGTGTAATTTGTCTAATTCTAAATCTTGTGTATGTTCTCTTCTATTATACTGTTGTTCCGTTGTAATATTTCTAAGTTGAGCTAATTGAATTATTTGTAAATACTCACTATCAGAAGTAAATATACCGTGATCTTCTTGATGTTCTGCATAAGAGACTGGAAATCCTAGCTTTTTTCCAAGATCTTTATAGTGTCTTGATTGCATGACCTGATCTTTTTTAATTCCTAGTTTTCTAAATGCTAATGAGTGTAGTGTTCTAAAATATGGAAGATCATCTTCAGTTAAATTAAATTTTTTAATTGCTTCGTCTCTAGCATGGTATGCAGCTTTTTGCGTAAAAGCAAAATAGCCTATCTTATATGGATCTGTTTCTTTTAAATAATCATCTACCGTATTTAATAAAGTTGTAGTCTTTCCTGTACCTGGTGGTCCTAATACTATTGTTTTCATAATGTTACCAGTATCCATGCAGCAGTAAGAACGACTAATAAAACTAAATCGCTACTCATCTGGTTCATTTAAAATATATCCTTTGGTTCTAATTCTTTTTGAATATAATCTTCTTTTTTCTTATCAAATCGTTTTACTGTAAAAACAGAAATTCTTTCTTTACCCACTCTTTTTTTATCATCACAACTACAGTGATCTTTTAACATTTGCGCTGTTCGTTGATAGTTTATATCCCATCTTTGTCTAACTAAAAATTTGCTATAAAACATACTGAAAACAAAATGATGATATCCTCCATTAGTCCACACTCCACCTTTTTTAAGATCTTTAACATCAGAACCTATGTGTCTATTTAAACAAAATTCTTCTAAATGATTTCTTAATTGATCTGCTGTTGTTACACCTTCTGGTGCTTCCACAGGTTCGTGGTTCTTCATCAGTGGATTTATAATCATGTCCCAGTCTTTAGGCTTAACGGTTGGTGGTTTAAAGTCCAATTGTTCCATACATGCTTCTTGAAACAAACTTTGCTGTTTTAAAAATTTTACATTTTCTAAATGTAATCGTTCACCATCTACGTTAAGATAATAATATGGTTTTTCTAATTTAATTTTTTGTAAGTCTGTTAATGCTGGAAATACTATTTCTTCACCAATACCAAACTTTCTACTTCTACATAATTTTTTATCACACAGATTACACATTGGAACATCATTACATTTATAGCCCCAGTCTTTTTTATCGTGTTGTCTTTTAATTATATCTACTTCTGATTCACTTAATGGACTTGTTGATGCTGCAATGTTAAACATTGTAATTCTACTCTTCCACTCTGCTGGCCATTTCTTTTTAGCATACACACCAAAGTGAAACATTGCATTATTTCTTCCACCTTCTGGAATTTTATTCATAGCCATAAGTTCTATGCACGGAGGTGCATCGGAATATTCTGATGTAGGTCTTTCTATTTTAATTTTTGTAATATCTAATTGTACATTTCTTTGATACAATCCATAAAAACCATCTAAACTAGCAGCGTTTCCATTTTCAAGAAAAGCATATCTTGTTGTATCATCACCATTAAAGTATGGTAAATTTAAAAAATTTCCAGTGTCATCTTGAGATTTTAATTGAATTTGTTTTGGAAAAACTTCTGATCCGCCGTATCCTAGTAATGTTTTTATTTCTGTAAGTTTGTCTCTCATTCTTTCTGCTGATACCGACTCTGTGGTAAACAGAAAGACATGTGCCCCACCACTCTTTGATCTACACACCACCAGTGGTAGATTATAATTTTTTATTTTATTTATTAATTTTTTATGATCAAATCCTGCATATGAATCTATATCTACACACCCCCATACACATTGATTATCCTCATTAATTGGAATAATACCTAAACTTTGTGTTCCTTGTAAATGCATTCTCCAGAGATCGTCAGTTACTGGCTGACGTACTACAAAAGATTGTCCTTTTAACTTAACACCATTTTCTGTCGGTCCAGATATTTTAGTGCAACCGTGAGCTCTTTCTAAGCCTTTAAATATTTCTTTAAATTTTTCTATCATAATTTTGTCTTGGGCGTTTCCACTCTCGCTTCCACGCCCAATCCTAGGAACCTAGCTTACGCTAGATGATTAATATGGTGAATCGCTTTTTGATTCGTCAGATCCGTGTTTAACTTTCACTTGACCCTTGCTGTTTTTTTCAGCAAAGCTTTTAGCGATCGCATAAACACCTTTATCTGTAACCGGACCAACTTTAGATACATCCCATCCAAACCATGTTCCTTTGTCGTTCGACATTTGAACAGTTTTTAGATTATAAATGTGGCTGTATGTTGGCGGTGTGAATAAGCCATTCTTACCTTGTAGCTTAAGACCCATCATGATTGAGTTCCATTTACGACTAATTTTTAATTGAGTAGCCTTCATAGATATCAATGCTGTTGATGGACTTTTACCCATAAGAATCACAAAGTGATTAGCAGTGTTTTCCAGATAATTACCATTAGGTAATCTATCCTTCCAAGATTTATCACGAGTAGTTGTACTCACGATATCACTGTCTGCACTGTGGATTGCTACAGGAGCATTTCCAGTTTGACCTCTGTCCTGCCATTCGACATATTGTCTGTCATAATGGACTGGTATAACGTTTATACCTTTTGCTCCATCATAAAGTTCTTTGGTCACGCTGTTTACAATCATTCCAGGTTCTGCACCATTAATAAACTTAGAATTTTGTTTATTAACCTCTGGAGATAACTGTCCCAAAACTTTCAGAAATGGTAATGCAAGATCTTCTTGCGTCATATTCTGAGAGCCCGCATTTGCATCAGCTTCGAATAGATTCGTAGACAATGCACCTGCTTCTTCTTTTCTTTGTACTTGGTTCATGTTTATTGTTTCCTTTTTATTGTTGTTTTATTTCCAACGAATACGTTGAAAAGCTCGGTAGGCAGTTCCTTACCCGCCTCAATACGCTCCCGAACTAGCGCTTTAAGAGTCATGGGCTCAACCTTCAACTTTTGTGTTGGTTGATACCCACGCTCTTGTGCAAGAGCAGCATAATCAGCTGCCTTGTTATCTTCGTTGCGACCAAAAGACACGAGTATCTCGTTTTTGATTATGTCTCCTAGTCCATTATTACGAAGCCAGTTAAACGCCGCTTCTCTATTTGCTATAGTGATGTTGGCGCTATAATTTGGTTTAACATCTACAGAAGATCCATCCATAAGTTTAAGATGAGACAAACCCATCTCTGCCATCATAGTTGGAATTACCTCTCCTGATAAATGTTCTAAATTTTTTTTCTTCTGTTTTAAATCTTTTTCAGCATTTTCTATTT